ACACGATATGGTTGCTAATATTGTATCTCAAATGTACAAGGACAACTGGCGTCCAGATTACATTGTGGGATTAACTCGCGGTGGATTAATTCCAGCTGTGGTTATGAGCAACCTCTATCATATTCCTATGGAAACACTTAAGGTTAGTCTGCGTGATAGCGATACTGAATCCGAAAGTAACCTGTGGATGAGTGAAGATGCGTACAACGGTAAAAACATTCTTATCTTAGATGATATTAATGATACTGGTGCTACATTAGATTGGATTATCAACGATTGGCAAAGTAGTTGTCATCCCTCCGATGCGCATTGGTCTAATGTTTGGGGTAACAATGTGCGCTTTGCTGTGCTAATTGATAACTTGAGCAGTAACTTTAGTCGCACTGTAGACTATTCAGCAAAAGAGATTAACAAAGCAGAAAAAGATGTATGGATTGTTTACCCTTGGGAAAGATAGGTTATTATGAAATTAAAAATTAGTGAGATATTTTACAGTGCGCAAGGCGAAGGACGCTTTATTGGCGTCCCGTCGTTGTTTCTGCGTACATTTGGCTGTAACTTTACCTGTGGCGGGTTTGGTATGCCTCGTGGAGAAGTTAGTACAGAACGCAATGTAATCAAAGTAGAGCAATATAAGAACTATACTGATCTTCCATTGGTTAATACAGGCTGTGATAGTTATGCTAGTTGGGATCCACGCTTTAAAAGTCTAAGTCCATTGTTATCCGTAGACGAAACAGTTAAGCAAATGCTCGATGTTGTGCCCAATAACAATTGGCAACAGGCAAATGGTAATAATGTGCATTTGGTTATTACAGGTGGTGAACCATTATTAGGTTGGCAACGTGCGTTTCCTAAACTGTTAGCACATGATGATATGTTTAACTTGCTTAACTTAACATTTGAAACAAACGGCACACAGGAATTGCATGATGACTTTGCAGCCTATTTGAAACTATGGAAAAGACAAGCACGTGAGATTACATTTAGTGTAAGTCCAAAGTTAAGTGCCAGTGGTGAAACTTGGGAAGATGCTATCAAGCCAGAAATCGTAGCAAGTTATGAAAAGGTTGGTACAACATATCTCAAGTTTGTTATTGAAACACCTAACGACTTTGATGAAGTTGATCGTGCAGTGACAGCGTATAGAACAGCAGGCTTTACTGGTATGGTTTATGTAATGCCTGTTGGTGGAGTTGTTAGTGTGTATGACGGAAACAAGTTCCATATTGCAGACGAAGCAATGAAACGTGGGTACTATTACAGTCCTAGATTACATGTTGATCTATGGGGCAATTCATGGGGCAAATAATGGATGAAAAATTAGCAAAAGGAATATTAGGATCTATTGCATATAGTCAAGGTAGAAATAAAGTGTCGGGTCGGCCGGTTAAACTTGTGACTATCAATGTTCAAGATTTAATTGATATGTACAATAAACAGGACGGAAAATGTTATTGGTCTGGATTACCGTTGGATGCTAAGTTTAATAAAATTAAACATCATCCATTTGCTATAAGTCCCGAAAGATTAGACAATTCGTTACCATACGATACAACAAATGTAGTGTTGTGCCGTCGCATGTTTAATTTAGGGAGGATGGCTTTTCCAGAAAAGGATTTTGAAGAAGCTATGAAAATATTAAAAGAAGAATTTAAAAATGAGTGAGAAAAATAAATGAGTTATTTGTTTACATCAGAATCAGTTAGTGAAGGTCATCCGGACAAAGTAGCAGATGCTATTAGTGATGCTATTTTAGATCTAGTAATGGTACACGAAGATCCAAGTATGCGAGTCGCTTGTGAAACCTTAGTTACAACCAATCGTGTTATTGTTGCTGGAGAATATAAAAATGTTATTCTGCATACAGAAGATGTAGAAAGTGCGGTACGTAAAGTTATCAAAGATATTGGCTACGAGCAAACAGGGTTTGATTGGCGTACAGTTGAAATCACAAATTTATTACATGGGCAAAGCGCAGACATTGCACTAGGCACAGATACATTTGGCGCAGGTGACCAAGGTTTGATGTTTGGTTATGCTACAAACAAAACGCCTAACTATATGCCAGCAACTATTTACTATAGTCATAAAATTGTACAAGCACTAGCAAAGTTACGCAAAGAAGGTGCTACTTGGTTGGGACCTGATGCTAAGTCGCAAGTGACGTTGCAGTTCAATGATGATCATTCAATTAGTCATGCTACTAAGATTGTTTGTTCAACCCAGCACAGCGAAGACACTGATATTGCTACAGTACGTACTAATGTAGAAAATATTATTAGAACTATTTTACCTGTAGAACTTATTACAGCCAACACAGAATTTTTAATTAATCCAACTGGCCGGTTTGTAATTGGTGGCCCCGATGGCGACACGGGCTTAACAGGACGTAAGATTATCGTAGATACCTACGGAGGTAGTTGTCCGCACGGTGGTGGCGCATTTAGTGGCAAGGATCCTACAAAAGTAGATCGCAGTGCTGCTTACATGGCACGTTACCTAGCTAAGAACATTGTAGCGAGTGGTCAAGCCACGCATGCTACGGTTCAGCTTGCTTATGCCATTGGTGTAGAACAACCTATGAGCGTGTATGTTGACAGTAATGGAAATAATAATGAGCTAACCGAGTGGATAACTACTAATGTAGACCTAACTCCTAGGGGCATTATTAATAAATTCAAACTATTTCGCCCAATTTATAGTTCTACTACCAATTATGGACACTTTGGTAAGGATGGTTTACCATGGGAAGAGTTAGATTTATTTTAAGGATATATTATGTGGAAAAAAATTAAAGCATCATTGGGGTTAAACAAAGCAGAACTTGCGGCAGAAGCCGAAGCTAAAGCATTGGCTGCGCAAGAAGCTAAGGCTAAACGTGCAGAAGCCAAAGCGGAGAAAGCCAAAGCCAAAGTTAAAGTAACATCAGCTAAAGAAGAAGCTACTGCAAAAGGTGATCCCTGGGTAGAAATTATTAATATGGAAGTAGATGAAAAAGATCCAGGGCAAGGTGCGTTTGAACTTGATTGGAATGACATATTTGTTGCTAAATTAGTTCGTGCGGGCTATCAAGGTAAAACAGATCAAGACATTGTAGATAACTGGTTTAAAACAGTATGTCGTAACGTAGTTACAGAAACATACGAACAGGACCAAGCTGATCCCGAAAAACGCAGTAATCGACGTGATTTAGGCAATGGTAGAACAGAAGTCTCTTGACATTTAAACAAAATGAAAGTATAATTACTACATGAGATATTTAATTGTAGACGCAGCAAACACATTCTTCAGAGCCCGACACAGTGCCCATCGTCAAGCAGACACATGGGATAAGTTGGGCTTTGCCATTCATGTTACCCTAGCTAGTATTAACAAAGCATGGCGTGATCAAAAGGCAGATCATGTTATTGTTTGTTTAGAAGGACGTAGCTGGCGCAAAGACTTTTATACTCCGTATAAAGCTAATCGAGCAGTAGCACGTGCGGCTAAGACAGAAGCAGAACAAGAAGAAGAACAAATGTTCTGGGACGCTTTTGATGCTATGAAAACATTTTTAGCTGAAAAGACTAACTGTACAGTATTACAACACAGTAACTTAGAAGCAGATGATTTGGTAGCAGGTTGGATACAAACACACCCAACTGATCATCATACTATTGTTAGTAGCGACACAGACTTCTATCAACTGTTAAGTGATAATGTTAATCAATATAACGGCATTGCTGATGAGTTACATACGCTATCTGGCATCTATGATAAGAAAGGTAAACTTGTTATAGACAAGAAAACTAAAGAGCCTAAGAAGATTCCAGATCCTAAGTTCATCCTATTTGAAAAGTGTGTGCGTGGCGATCCTACAGATAATATCTTTAGTGCTTATCCAGGTGTGCGTACTAAAGGTACTAAGAACAAAGTTGGCCTGGAAGAAGCCTACAGCGATAAAGACAAGCAAGGTTACGCTTGGAATAACCTAATGCTACAACGTTGGACTGATCATAACGGCGACGAACATCGTGTGTTAGATGACTACAATCGTAACGTTACGTTAGTGGATCTAGCGGCACAGCCTAAAGAATACAAACTTATGATAGAAGAAACTATCAAAGCTAATGCTCTTGCACTCT